AGAAAAAAAGGAAGTCCTAGAAAAAAAAAAAGTTCTAGAAAAGGAAGTCCTAGAAAAAAAAGAAGTTCTAGAAAAGGAAGTTCTAGAAAAGGAAGTCCAAGAAGAAGAAGTCCAAGAAGTAATAGTCCTAGAAGTAATAGTCCTAGAAGAAGAAGTCCAAAAAGTAATAGTCCTAGAAGTAATAGTCCTAGAAGAAGAAGTCCAAGAAGTAATAGTCCTAGAAGTAATAGTCCTAGAAGAAGAAGTCCAAGAAGTAATAGTCCTAGAAGTAATAGTCCTAGAAGAAGAAGTCCAAGAAGTAATAGTCCAAGAAGTAATAGTCCTAGAAGAAGAAGTCCAAGAAGTAATAGTCCTAGAAGTAATAGTCCTAGAAGAGAAAGTCCTAGAAGAGAAAGTCCTAGAAGAGAAAGTCCTAGAAGAGAAAGTCCTAGAAGAGAAAGTCCTAGAAGAAGTAATAATCCTAGAAGTAATAGTCCTAGAAGAAGTAATAATCCTAGAAGAGGAATTCCAAGAAAAGAAAGTCCTGAAAGAATGAAAGAAAGTTATTCTGATGATTCAGAAGATGAAATAAATAAAATATATCGTAAATCATTAAATAAGGAACAAGATGTAGAGTTAAAAAAAATTATTAAAGGGTTAGAGGAAGATGTTGCAATGAAAATTGGTCATATAGAAGAAGGTAAAGATACAGGATTAGAATTTGATATTAAAGAAGAAATTAAACAACAAATGTTAAAAGAAATGCGAATGGAAGTGAAAAGGAAAGTATCAGAATATTTAACTAAAATGATTGCAACTAAAGTTAAAGATAATATTAATTATGAAGAGTCGTCCGTATTTCAAGACACCGTTCCACCATTTTATCATCCGGGCATTGTTTTACCATAAATTTAAATTAAATTTAATAAATTTAAATTTAATTTAATTAATTTTAAATTTATTTAGTAATTATAGAAATTGTACTTTTACCACTTCTTTTACGTCTTTTTGGTTTGCCGTCTGATCCTAATGTAATACTTGCAGATTCTATTTTATCTGAACTATTACTTGATTCATTACTTTCTGATCTTATACTAACTCTTTCTTCAGTAGAATCATTTAATTCATTTAATACTTTATCTGCTTTAATGGCAGCATTCTGAGCTTTAATTCTATTTAATATATTATTCAAATTACCTTGATTGGGTTCATTATCTTGTTTTTTATTAGATGTTTTATTAGATGTTTTATTATTATTCATTTTGTTTATTTGTTCTTGAATTTGTTGATTATTATTAGTTACTTCGTCTTGAGTTTTTTTTAATTCTGTAAACCTAGATTGTTGCATTTTTAATTTTTGCATTTGTTCATACATTTTTTGTTGTGTATCTTCTTGAGTTTCTTTTTCTTTTCCTTGATTAGATATATTTGTATTAATTGCTCCTTGTAATTTAGATAATAAATCAGGATTACTTTGTAAAACTGTATCTAACCCCGGCAATGATTCTGCCATTTTTTTAGATGCATGGAATGATGCTGCACTGGCTGAAACCATTAATAAAAGTTTAATTTCAGGTTCCATTTGCTTACCACTTCCTTTATATTTTTGATATAATTCTCCAAATACTGAATTATAAGAATCTTTATTTAATTCCATTTGCTCAGACCAACCTTTTAATTTTAAACTAAATGGGTCATAACTTTCATTCATAAATTCTAATGCAGTAATTGCATTTACCATAAAATTTTTACCCAATTCTACAGCATCGGTTTTTTTTTGATAATTATTCCAATAATCAACTTCAAAACACATTTCGTCATAATTTGAATTAAGATTATAATCTTTTGTTAGTGTTATACCTGTTCTTTTAATAGATAAAAGTTCTGCAAATTTTTCCATTTTTTTGAATCTTCTAGTATTTTTATCAAGCATGTGAAATGGCACATCTTCCATTTGATTTAATTCATTCATTGATGGAATTTTTTTTTTATCAGTTTCACTTGTTTTATTAATTTCACTTGTTTTATTAATTTCACTATTTTTATTAATTTCACTATTTTTTATATAATCGTGAACTGATTTTTTTTTAATAAAATCATTTTGTTCATGTTTATTTAACTGAGTAAAATTTCTATCATTATTGCCCTCATTATAAAAATTTGGTGAATTTTCATTTGTAAAATTATCAGTATCTTCGGAAATAATATTATCATCATCATCATCATCATCATCATCAGCGTCTTCAACAATATTAGATTCTGAAACAGATTTGCCATCTTCATTATTTTCATCGAATGATGGCAAAGCAAGAGCATCTACTAAATTCGGCATTAATTTTAGTTTTGAATTATCTGCTAACATTTCAAAATGTAAATCAGTATCAGTAGATAATGTAAATTTTTTAGTTTGATTATTTTCCATATTATTAATCTAATATAGAAACTTATATATATATATATACGCAAATTTTTTTATATATTATTTTATTTATTTATTTAAGTTTCGAAATTATAATCATCAACAAAATTTAAGGGTTTTGGAATTTTAGAAACAGAATTTAAAATATCAGTATATAATTTACTTTTAGAGATATCACTTACATTATTTAGAGATATTGTTGAATCCAAGTTATTGTCTTTAGATTTAATATTAGGAGATGAATTATTTATTTGAATATTAGGAGATAAATTATTTTGTTCAAATTCAGGTTGTAATTTTAATTCTACTAGGTTTTTTTCAAATAATCCTAAAATATAAAATATAGCAGTTATCAAAATAATCAATGATAGCCAAAATAAAAAAAGCCTATAATAATTTGGTTTATTTCTATTTCTATTTGTTTTTTTATATTCATTTATTTTATTATTTAAATAATTTATAAAATAAATAATCATTATATTATAAAATAAATTATTTTTATAATATATAATGACATTCTATGAAAATCCTATGATTGGATGGTTTTTAAAAAAAAAAATTAAAAAAATTATTGTTGTTTTTATATTATCTTTATTTATTTATTTATTATTCTTTCGTCATTTTAACCATTCTATAAGTTATGGATGTTTAACACCTAACTGTTATGCAACACCATGTACTGGTTATGATTGCAGAGCATCTGCATGCCAAGCAAATAATTGTAAAGGTGGCGATTGTATAGGTGAAAATTGCGAAGCGGGTGATTGTAAAGGAGTTGGCTGTAGGGCAGGTGATTGTTATGGAATATATTGTACACCTGGTGATTGTATTGATCCTGAATGCCAAGGGGAACGAAAATTAAAAAACCAATGTACACCATTTTGTTCAAAAGGAAAATCTTATTCAATTCCCAGAAGTATTTTATATCCATATACAAAAAAATTACCAAAAAATTCATTTTTAAATCCTGATTATTGTAATTATAATAAAAGAAGTAATATATTTACAAGTGATAGATATATTAATAATTTTAAAGTTGATTATATTAATCTTTATACATCTGGTAATGTTAAATATGAAGATTATAAATATCCTGAAAATTTACAAACTGGAAAAACATATATTTTAACAAATGATCTGAATTTTATAGATACTACACCTAATGTTTATAAAAATGATAAATGTGAATGGGCAACTAAATTTAAAGAAATCCAAATAAATTCAGATTTTATGCCTTTTTATAATATTAAAAAACAGGATACTACCTGGAAATTTAAAAGTTATTTAGCAGAACCATTTGATGATTCTGGTGAAGTTAGTTCATGTGAACCAAGTAAAACTCATGAAATGAAAGTATATATGATATATAGTGTTATTAATCAAATTAATCAAATAAATTCTAAACAAATATCACAATTTAATAAAAATTTTGAAATTGATGAAATTTATGGAGAAAAAATAAATACTAAATGTAATTTTTGTAATAAAAATGGATATCAATATTTAGATATTACATCACATCCTACTAATATGGATAATTCTATTATTCCATGTTTAATTCGATCATATAATCTAGAACCAATTAAAAAATCATGGGGAGAGGTTTATGGACATAAAGTATCTGGATTTCAAAAATTTGCTAAATTTAGTGAAGAATATAATAAATTTATTTTAGATAATGTAAATAAATTAAATACATTTCGGGACCATCATTTATGGACGTATACTACAACTATAGGAAATGAACAAATATATAGTTGTTATTGGTGTCGACAACAAGTAAGAGTAAAATATTTATCTTTACCAAGATATAGAAATAGAAATAATGATTTAGTTTTATCGAATTGTTCAACAACTAATGATAATAATCATTATATGTATGATTTAATAGATAATAATAATACAGTTTATCAAAAATGTCTAAAATGTGAAAAAAAAAGTTATCCATATGAACAAAATAATATATGATCAAAAATATATATATTATTTTCTAAATAATATATAAATGTATTGCTCAATTCAAGATGCATGGGATAATAAAAATTCTGTAGCAAATCTTACAAAAAGATATAAAGAAAATTTTAGCCAAAATATGGATAATGAATTGTCATCTTATAAAATTAATAATAATCAAATACAAGATTCTGAATCCAATAAAGTTAATTTTGAAAAACGAAAAGATGCTAGACATAACAAAAATAATACTATAGTCTATAACCAAAAAATTCATGCAGAAGAATCTGATGAAATACAAACAGAAGATATTTTATTACAAAGTGAAGAACCACAAACAGTTATAGCTAAAAAGGTGTATCAGAAAGATAACAATAACTTTGACCTTACTGGTACGGCTCCACCTATAATTAAAAAAAATAAAAATATTAAAAAAAATATTACAGATTATGAAGATGACAAACTGGCAGAATGTAAAAAAATGGTAAGTAAAGTACTAAGTTGTCCAATGTGCAGAAAATTAATTGAATCAAAACTTCAAAATAATTTTAATCCATTTGCTAATCTCATTAACAGCCAAACAAGAGAAATAATGATATTAATATTAATTGGTCTTATTATAATGATACTCATCGATTTATTTATTAGAATATCAAAATAAATAAATATAAACAATCCCATATTAGAAAAACTACATCATCAACAAACATTAAACAAATCTATTTAACCAAAATATAGAATTTATTATACACCATATTAACAGCACAGAAGTATATGATTACAGCAATATTCTTCATTTTTAATTATTATAAAGAAATATAAACAAATTGAAATAATAAATTAACGATTACAATTATCGAGAATAGTAATCGTTAAATATACTAATGCTCTTCGAATTACATCATAGAATTTTTATAATATATAATAATTATATATTATAAAAAGTAAGAAAACTATATTTTTATTCCCAACTAATAAATAGAATATTCGGTTCTAAAAAATTTGCTTTAAAACCATGTTTTTCTAATTTTTTAATTAAAAAATCAGAAGATTCTTTTAATTCATAAGTAGGAAAACCTAATATAAATAATGGAATTTCAAACCATGTTGATTTTTGTTTTGTTTTTGCTATTAATAAAATTTTATTATTTATTAGACCTAAAATCTTAATAAAACCTTTTGTTTTTAATTTATTCCGATCTTCTTCATCTTTTTTTAATTTTTTGACATCTATCATTATTAATAGAAATAAAATTAAATTAAATTTAATTTCTATTTAAGTAAATAAATTATATTTATAATAATAATGCCAATTTTAAAAAATCTTGTAATAAGTGGAGGTGGAACTAATGGTATCGGATTTATAGGAATATTAAAATACCTATCAGAAAAAAATTTATTTAAAAATATTGAACATTATATTGGTACTTCAGCTGGTGCTATGTTATGTTATTTTTTAAGTATAGGTTTCAATTGGAGGGAATTATATGAATTTGCATATCATTTTAATTTTACCAAATTAATTAATGATATAAATTTAGATAGTTTTTTAGAAAAATTTGGATTTGAAGATACAAGTAAATTATTTTATATTCTAAAAAGATTATCTGAATCTAAAAATATTAGTCCAGATATAACATTTAAAGAACATTATGAAAAAACAAAAATAAAATTAACAATAACTGGTACTTGTATTAGTAATTATAAACTTTATTATTTTAATTATGAAACATATCCAGATATGAAAATATTATTAGCATTACGTATTAGTGCATGTATTCCATTAGTGTTTACACCCATAATTTTTGAAGATAAATTATGGGTAGATGGTGGGATAACTGAGAATTATCCCATAGGTTATTGTAAAAATATTGAAAATACATTAGGTATATCAATATTTGATAATTGTATAGATAAATGTTCTAATACACCCACAGATTTATCTGAATATTTAACACAAGTATTTAAATGTTTAATTTATTCAGAAAGCTTAAAAAATATAAATAATTTTGAAGAAAATACAATTAAATTTTCATATGATCTTGGATTATTTTCTAATTTTGATATTAACAAAGAAAGTATTGAAAAAATGTTTAATATAGGTTATGATTGTGCTACTAATGACTGTAAAAAAATTATGAAATTTATTAATAATGACGATGAAGATATTAATGATGACGATGAAGATATTAATGACGAATTAAGTCAATCTGAAAGTGAAAAAATACATAAAATTATTAAAGATGTTGAAAATATAGCTGATAATAAAAATAATGTTGAAGATTTAAATTCTCAAAATTCAACTTCAGATTCAACTTCAGATATTGAAAATATTAATGATATTATTAATATTGTTGATACGTCTTAATAGAAAAAATTAACTGAAGATATAAATTGTTGATAGTTCTTAAGAAAAATAATTTGATGTTAAATTATTTGAATATTCATTCATTTTATTAATATTATTTTGAGTATCTTCAGATGATATATAATTATGATTACTATAATTATTTGATACATTTATAGGTAAATTATTAGTAAATGCGGTATCTAATGAACTATAAGAATTTGTAGATATTGTATTTTCTGAATATAAATTAAATTCGTTAATAGGTGCATATTGAGTAATTGATAAATTATCGTTATCTTTGATAATTAATTCAGTATTAATTGTTTTATCAGAAGAATCAATAAACATATCATTAAAATCTTCTTTATTGATATGTTTTTTTTGTACAATGGTTTTATATTCTTGATCAAAATTATTTCTTGAAAATTTTAAGTTTTGCAATTTTTTTATTAATTCAGAATTACCAATTGGATCTGTTTCTGAATTGTTATAATTATGTTTTTTATTTAGTTCATTTTCTAAAATTTTAAATTTAGAAATTGCTTCTTTTTCATTCTTAGGAAAATAATCTAAATTATCGATTTTATTATATTTTAAAGAATCAAAATTATTAGAATTTAGATATTCTTTTCTTTTTTTATTATAACTTTTTTTTAAATTTTCATTTTTTAAAATTGTGTATGCAAAATTTACTAATTCAAATGAATCTGTTTCTCCTGGATTTTTATCAGGATGTAATCTTAATACTAAATTTTTATAAGCTTTTTTTATTTTTTTATCAGAACATAATTTAGAAATATCTAAAATTTCATATAAATCTAAATGAGCAATATTTTCAATATCATTTTCATTCATTATTTTATATAATATTATTTTATATAATATTATATAAAATTATCTGCAATAAAAATTTAAATAAAATTATCTGCAATAATATAATGGAAAATAAAAAATTATATTATTCTTTATTTTATGCTATAATTGGTAATGTTATAGGATATAGTAATGGAATAAAAAATTTTAATGAGGATATGCGTATTCAAAATATGACACATGCAAAACATTTATCGAATATCACATTACACCATATATTTAATTTTATTGCATTCGGAGGATATTCTAATTACCCTATAAAAAAATTCACATCATCAGGAAATGTTATATTATTATTAGCAGTTTTTGATGCTATAAAAAAATCATTAAATAAATCTAATAATTATATTATTAAAGAAGTTGAAAAACAATTAATTTCTTATTATAAAAAATATAAATTAAATAGAGATAATGAAACATATTATTATGACAAACAGACAATTAAATCACTAGAAAGATTATATAAAAAAAATTTAAATTGGAATAACTTTCACTATAGTGAAAATGCAATTGGTAATACAGCAAGTATAAGATCTATACCAATTGGACTTTTTTATTATGGTAAAAAAAATAGAGATAAATTATTAGAAATTAGTATTCAAACTTCTAGAATTACACATAATAATCCTACTGGATATTTAGGAGGTTTTGCATCCGCATTATTTACAGCTTTAGCTATGGAAAAAATTAATCCTACAGAATGGATTGAAGAACTATTAAGTTTTTTTTCTAATGGTAAAATAAAAAATTTTATAAAAACAAATATTGCTAATAAATTTAAAAATGAACTTAAATACCATTATAATGATATTGATAATTTTTTTTTTTTATTAATGAAATATAGAGAATGGAGATTCGAATTTGTAAACAAAAAATATATATTTATTCCTGCTAGTAACGACGGTCAGCAATTTATTAAAGTTTTGGATTTCAGAAATTTTTTATTTTTTCAAAAATTTAGTACACATGGATATTATAATCCTGGATCCAATGGTTTAGATTCTCTTTTAATTGCATATGATTCTATTTTAGAATGTGACGGTAATTTCGAGAAATTAATTTATTATTCTATGTTACATGCTGGAGATAGTGATGCAACTGGATGTATAGCAGCTGCTTTATTTGGCGCATATTATGAAAATGTTAATTTACCACATAATTTAACTCTTATTGATTTACAAGATCAATTAGACGATATTACTAATAATTAAGATTTGATTCAATAAACTTTTTCATATCTTCAAGTGATCTATCGCCATTATAATCAACTATTTTATTACCATGCATTAATTTTATAGTAGGATATCCATATATTTCATATCTTTTACATAATTCAGAATTATCTTCTAAATCACATTTTAAATCTATTATTTCTATATCTTTATTTGACATTTCTTTAATTAATTCATTCCATGTTGGAGTTAGTTCTTTTGACCAATAACACCAAGTTGTATTAAAATTAATAAATTTTGGAGTAGAATTTTTATTATCAAAATGTGCTAATATTGGTTTTGTTTTTTGTAAAAACATTTTTTGTATAAATAATACAATAACTAAAACGGCTAAAACAATTATCATCAGATTTTTTTGATTTAATTTTATCATTAATTTAATTAAGAAAAAAAAGTATAGTTTTCTGTAATTTATTTTCTATACATATTATATAATGTATAATTTTTCAATCGAAGAAAATGAAATTAAAATTAATATGAAGTTTTTAGGTGGCGCAGCATCATCACCTGCTATAGATAAGGAATTATTTGACAATTTGGTGCGTCTTTTCAATGACGCACCAAAAGATGTTAATATAGTAGATCTAATCCCTATTTTAACTGAAATTAAGTTAAAACTTGAGGATCCCGATAAATCAAAATATCAAGTTGTAATGAAAGAAATGGAAAAAAGGTATGCTACAGAATTCGCAGCAGCAGCAGCTGCACCAGCAGCTGCACCAGCAGTAGCAGCAGCAGCAGCAGCAGCGCGAGAAAGAGCAGCAGATTTAAATGGTGGCGTAGGGGGATTTTTAATAGGAGGTGGAAATTCCATTCTAAGTAAAGTTCTAGTTTTTATGGGAATAAGCTCTCGTACTTTGCTTGATATCCAAAATAATGAGATACGAAGAGCTGCAGAGTGGATGCTAGAACATACTAGAAAAAGTATACAGAATGACGGTGAATGGGACGTTTCTGAATTAACAGGCTCCGAATATAAAAAAACTACTAGAAGAAATAACAACAACATGCTTGAAATACTAGACCCTGGCAATAATAAAGATTATATATCAATAAATGAATACTATAAACGTAGTGTATCAGACGCACGCGGGAATGTTACTGATCCCGATGCATTAGGATGTTTTGAATCTAAAGTAAGTCCTGTATTAGATAAGGAGAACGAGAATTGCCTTGACGCTCTAGGAGACACAGGACTCTGGAAACAGAGCACCGACCAGGTGCAAAAAATGTCACCCGTGATGGTTTTTAATATTATAAAAAGTTTAGGATTTGAAGGAGAAGTCAAAGATAATAAAATCAGATGCCAAACTTATACATCATGGGAAAATAATTTATCTGATGACAAGAAAACAAAATTACAAAAAGTCCTAAAAAATAAAGATTTTATTAATAAATTAATTGGATATTTAAATGCAAATTCCAGCATCTTAAATGAGAGTCAAACTCGTAATACATCAACAGACCCAGATTATGATGATAAAGGAGTACCTCGCGCAAGATTTAATAATGTACCTCTTTATAATTTTGATAATTTAAGACATGAAGTAGATCAAGGAATGAATCATATTAAAGTAAGACTTGGTGGTATAATGGGATCTGTTGGTTATGCTCCTTTAACATTCAAACTGTTTGGTGGTGGTCAAATATCATTACCTTTAATACCTAATAGTGTAAGACCAGTTGAAAACATACCAACATATTCAAAACAACTAAGAGCTTTATATAATGGATATATAAAAAGATTGGAGAAAATGAATAAAACGTTATCACAGCTCAACAAAGATCAAATTGAAACAGTTTTTAAAAGTTTAGAAGAGAAAGAAGAACAAGCAAAAAAATTAATAGGTATGTTCGATTCTTATGCACTTGAACAACAATTAAATCCTAATAATAGATCACAAACAATTTCTAAAGAAGATCTAACAAATGCTTATGAGAACGTACAAAAAGTGCTAGCTAAATTAAATAAACGATCAGTTAGTATGATTGATATAATAAAAGTTATGGATAAAGCAACATTCGATTCAGAAGTTTCTAGTCCTGGTATTGCATTAAGTATTGGAGCAACATAAAAATAAATTAAATATTATTATTAAATTAATATATATAATTTTAATATTATATATATTAATGAGTATTGATTCAAATTACTATCCTATTATTGGATTTTTTACTAATAACACAAATGATATTAGACCTCTTGAATTTTATTCTTCATATAATAAAAATTTTGATTCATTATATAATAAAAATAATGAAAAAAAATATATAAAATATGAATATTTTGAATTATTTATTGATGGATTTTTTTTTCTAGAGAAAATGAGAGAAATAGTAGAAAAGAAAGATTTAATGGGTAATAATAATAGTGGAAATTATTTATTAAATAAATGGTTATATGATTTTATAATTATACCAGAAAAAAAAAAATATTCTATTTTTATACACGATGATTTTGTTTCTGAACCATATGATAAATTTCATAAAATTATAAAAAAAAATATAGATAAAAATCCAGATGGCACTGAGATTGATTTAGATTCAATTGATGGAATTTTTAAACTTAATATTTTACAAATAATTGAAAATATAATAAATGAATTAGAAAATGTATTTTTATCTAAATTTGATGGATATATAGATAAAAATAATTCATCATTTATTGATTTTGATAAAAAATCTGGTATAAAAGAATTTATATTAAAGATGAATCGATCTATTAGATTAGATAATAATTTAATAAAACGAATAGATCGGAAGAATAACAAAATTGTATCAGAAGTTCATGAAAAATTAAATTATAAATACAAAATTTTTTCATATGAAAAGAAAATAGATTATCATAATACAAATGCAAATCTAGATTTAGATTTAGAAAGTAGTTCTAAAACACATAATTGTTTTAGAACATATTTAAATATTGATTATAATGAATGTAATAAAATAATAGATAATGTTATTAAAGAAGATGGATATTCCACAAAATCAAGAGAGTTTTTTAGGAAAGATAAAAATTTCAGAATTTTCAGTGCGGGACATCAATATGATATTGGAGTTGATTTTAATATTATAAAAATAAAAGAATTATTAAATAAATTACAATTTAGAATAAAAATAAGATATATTGGTTCTTTTGATAAAAGTATTTTAAATTATAAAAAATTTGAAATAAAATATTATGAGAATTTTGATACATGGAAGAAACATCAAACGGTAGATTTAGTACTTAATAGCAGTGTTTATTTAAAGGATTATTTAAATACATGTATTGATTTTATTAATAAAAAGATTGTATATTTAAATAAGGATTTTAGTAAAAATAATCTAGACCCGAATACATGTGAACTAAAAAAATCTGTAGATGCCTACGATAAAGTAAAATATCGTAATGCTTCAGATATAGTGCCTGAGATGGATAGACTTCGTAACGCAGTAGAAATGACAAATTTTCGTAAAAGTAAAATTTGTATTGGAAATCCAAATGATGTGCAAGAGAGTATTAATAAATTGCTAGACGATGAAGGCAGAAAAGAACTAAAATTGTATAGTACGAGTCAGTTTAGAGAATTTGCGAATAGTATATATAATAAAAATTTAGATATAAAAACAAATACTAAAGAACTAAAAGAACTATATACTAAAATATTGGAATTATTTGAAGATAAAGATGTAAATAAAGAAAAATTTTTAAATTATTTAAGTAAACATAAAAAATTAATGAATTCATATAAAAATGAATTTGAAGATATAATTAATTATAATTATTTAAATAAAATTGGAATTATATCTTCTTATTTTAAAAAACCAAATTTAAATAATTTACAAACTATGGTAAATATACTAAACTATTCTTATTCATTTGATAATAAACTGATAAAATTATACTAAAATTGAAATATATAAATATAAATATTATTATTTATATATTTATAATAATAATGATAAATATACCAAAAACTATAGATGATCCTTTTTATAGATATCAACGAGAAGAAATAAAAATAAGTAGTCAAAAAATAGGTATTAGAATAGATAATTTAGATATAATTTCTAAAAGTATATACCTAAAACCAAAAACAGTGATAAAACATCTGCAAAAAAAGTTAGGTTGTCAATCTAAAAATGATATTTTGTATAACAAAAATACTAATGCAATAGAACTAGAAAAATTATTAGAAGAATTAATTACAGATATAATTTGTAGTAGTTGTAATAATCCAGAAATAAAAATCAATAAAGAGAAAAAAAGATTATTAAAAAAATGTAATGCATGTGGTGGTAGTAGTATGATTGAAGAGTCATTACAAAAAATTTTATTACATGAAATTAATTAATAAATGTTAAACCCGCTAAACCATTAGTAATTCTTAAAACATTATAATTTAAATTATAAATACTTAATAAAGCAGGATTATTATATGATATTAATGATGATAATGTTAATTCTAAAACTAAATCATCAATTTTACTAAAATTACAACTACCTTTTGGCTGATAAGATTCTGGTTTAATAGAATATGAATATAAATTAATTCCTTCTTCAACAGAATTTTTATGATATAAATAACTATTTAAATAATTATAAAAATATTTATCTCTATCAACAGATCTAATTTGTCCATTTTGATATATAATAGATTTATCAATAATATTATCTCCAGAATTATTTATTTTACTTGTATAATTAAATAATTCTTTAATATGTCCATTTTTTATTTTATTAAACTGAGCAATCCAAACCAACTCTTTACAAGGATTTGTAAAACTCAACTTTATTTTTGAATGAATATTATATATTGTTCTTTCGCCAGAATACTGTAATGTAGTTATTAAATATTCATGATTTGATACTAGAAATTTTTTTCTTTCCAAATTATCTAAGTATATAAAATTTACTATTAAATGTGCATCATTTAATGATATATTAGGATATGTTAAACTATATTCTGCTTCAGATGAACTTGGCATAATATAATAACCTTTACTATTATATAACTTATAATTAGTTTTATTATTTAAACTAGAACTTTCATAATTTAAAATAGGATTAATATATTTTGTATAATATAATCTTTTTGTTTTATAATCAAAATTCTCATATATAATATTAGTGTCTGTACCGTCAATATTCTGTGTTAAAATATCACCTTTTTCAAAATGAACGGTATATTCTTCAATTTCAATATAATGAGATGGTGATGAAACCAAAACTTTTTCTAAATTATTAAATTCAATATGAATTTTTATATCACTAAGATGTAATGCAATAACTGGCAATGCTAATCCTTTATTTTTATTAAAATAAAAATTAATTGGAATATATAAGTCATATGATTTCTTACCATTTGAAAAATTATATAACTCTGGCATATGTCCAATTAATATATCTTCTGTTTTTCTATCTTGATCAACTGTTAAAATACTCCATATATTCATCCAATTTCCATATAATTTATCTATTAATTGTCCATTAATTTCTAATTCAATATAATTAATTAAAGCAAAGCCAAGTTTTTTAGACCACTTAAATTTATCAACATTATCTTCATTTAATTTTGGAATACTAGGAATTTTAATAAAAACATAAATATTTGATATTAAATCGGCTGTTTTTGCTAGAGTACAAGAGATTCTTTTACCAAAATCAGGACTAGTATTAAATAACTGTATAACAGGCTCTTGTGAGAAGTTTGTATATCTTTTATATACCATTTTAAAAAATGTAATTTCTGGATCTGCATTTAAATACAAATCTTCAAAACCAACAGATACTAATTGTATTAATCCGCCTGTCATTAATATATAATGTAAAATAATTAAATTTATTTAACTTATTTAATTATTCTATAAATGCTAATCCTGCCATACCACTCATTATTCGAAGTATATTATAACTATTTGCAAATACTAAAATCTTTTTATTTGGAAATTGTAAATAATGTTCATCTACTTCAATTTTCATTCTCGCATTACTTAACATACTGAAATTTAATGCACCAGATGGTTGATAATTATTATTATCTAAACCAAAACTATATGTATTTATACCATCTGATGGTGTTGATTGATATTTTTCATAAGGTATTATATAATTTGTATATATACCATCATATTCAATTAATTTCACATTATTTATTAAAATGTTTGTTTTTTTAATAGGATTATTACTATTTTGTGAATTATATAACGAATAATTATTTCTATCTCTTAAATACAAGTTTTTATCATGTTCTACAACCCAATAAATATCTTTAATACAATTTCTAAAATGTAGCTGTATTATATTATCTAAATTATAAAAATGTTGTATTCCATTAAATTGTGTTTGTTCAATCAAATATTCATGTCTAGCTTCAGCAAATATTTTTCTTTCTGTTTCATCTAAATATATATAATTTACAATTACTTCCATTTTCAAATCTGAATTTAATATAGATTTTGTTCCAATTTCTTTTCTAACTAAATGATCTAATTTATTAACATTTAATTTTAAATAAATATCTGTATGTGGTAATGCTATTATTGGTATATTCAAACCTGAATATCTACAAAACCAAAACTTTAAGGGAATTATTAATTTTTTAGATGGTTTAACTTCATTATTTAATTCTGTTAAATCTTTAGTATTACCTATCATTTTTTCTAATAATTCTTTTTGATCATATGTATTATTTAATTCATGCCAAATATTTATCCAATCACAATATTGTCTATCTATTAATAAATCATTAAAATATAATTCAACTATATTAAATATATAATTACCTAAATTACTTATCCAACTAAATTTTGGTTTTAAAGGTCTATTTATAATAACATTTTCTTCTTTCTTAAAAGATAAATAATTATTATAATTATTATCAACTTTATTTTTATAATCATTTACCAATACCCCGAATCTAGTCTTATATATATCATTTGCATCTAAATCAAAATATCCATCAATATTAAAATCGTCTAAATTTCCATCTTTTATAATATAAATGTCAGATGTATAATATAATGTATAATTTTGTTTATATTTCTTAAAAAAAAATTTAATCATTTTATCAATTATATCATTAAATTGTAAAGATTTTGTATTTATACTATCAAATAATAATTCGGTTAATTTATCACCAAAAAAATCTGGAGTTAATGTTGCTAAATGTGTTATAATATCATCAATATTTAATATATTTTTTATCATTTCATATTTAGGAGATGAATTATGTTCATAGTTTTTTAGAATTGCTAAAGATGGTTTAATATTATTTATTACAAGATCCTCAATATGATATTTTATATAATTTATTTTTTCAATAGATTGTTGTACTGTAGAATTATCATATGAATTAACAGGTTCTAATATATCTAACTTATTATTAAGAAAATCATAATAAAATCCTCCATAAAATCTCGTTTTTCTTCGTAAAAATAATTTATATTCATCTATGTACTCTAATGAATCTGGGATTTCTTTAAATGCATATACATATGTTAATTTATCATAATCAATACCAGCATCTAAAATTTCAATATATTTTATATTATCATTATCTAATTTTATAATTCCTTTTGCATATTTACCATTTCTTCCAATTAAATTAACTTTATCATGTATATTATAACTTGTGATATCCTGATTATCAGATAATAATAATTTTGTAATTCCACCTATAGTATTTATATCTATAATCTGTGATTTTATTATATTATAATTTAAAATATTATATTCATTATCTGTTACTAAACAACCTCTGATTAATTTATAACCAGATGAATATAAATGACCACTAATTCCATTAATATATGTTTCCAATGATTTAACAGATTTGTATGTAGTACCATCCGTAAAATAATAATCTTTAATTTTATTATATAATTCAGTTGTTTCTATAATCCAAATATTATTTTCAATTATTTTTTGATTAGCATCTAATAAGTTTATATATAATAATTTTTTTTGAAAATGTAATTTATAGTTTGAAGGTATATATATATGTTGAGAGTTATGAGTTAATTTCTCATATAATTGTTTATTAATAGATTGTAAATATGTATTTACATTATCTAATGTTGTATTATTTGTATTAATAAAATTATTAGTTTTATATGATAACAAATAATTTGGTAATTTATTAAATATTTGATTTAATGCAATTGTAAACACAAATTGATTCAAAAAATTATAAATTTTATTATTGGCTAATAATGTATTATTTATAAATGAATATGCTGTTTTATCTAATTCGTATTTACAAAATATATCATTTATTTTATTATCTAAAACTATATCAGTACCTACATCTAAATTTAAACTATTATAAATTTTATTTTTTAAATTATCATTAGAAAACTCAATTCATTTTCATTTACTGTTAATATTGTATTTAATATATCTTTCTTAGATAGATAAGTATCAAATGAAAGTTGAAATCCTCCACCATATTCAACTAAATCTCCATAATATATATTATCTTGATAATTATTCTGCTGAGAAAATTCTATCCATTCAGAAGGATATACCATATCAAAAATAATGATAACTTCTCTATTATATAAGCCAGTTGCTTCAACATAGATTTCTGTTTCTTCTAAACTAAAATATTTTAAATATTTATTAGTATATCCAGTAATGTTACTATGTTCCCCAGTAATATAAAATATTTTACCTATATTTGGTTTAATAAACAATTCTAAATTTATATTTTCATATTCAGTCTGTATTAAGTTATATGGACTTGTTCTTTGTATAATAACTTGATTATTTGTAATTTGAATATTAAAATTTACATCTGTAAAAGATATTAAACTAGGTTTATCATATATATAATTAATTTGTTCTAGTATATCTGTATCTACAACAGTTTTTTGTTCGTCACTATCTGAAAATAATACCTGAATATAAAAAATATCATCATTTTCAATTTGTATTTTATTATCATTTATGAAATTAATTTTTGATATGGTTTTTGCAGTTTTATTATCAGAAATTACTGCATTATCCCATTTACCATCTGTTTTAAGAGACCATTCAGTGTTATTATCTATTTTTACTTTTACATCATACCATGTATTAAATAGATAATTACTTTGTATTACGTTATCTAATCTAAGTACAAATTGTAATTTATTAGCATCAGAACTATTACCATATGTAATAATATTATTATTTAATATAATATATTTTTCATAATTACTATAATTTAATAAAATATTATTATCTTTCCATTTAAATTCTGAATTTTTATTTTCTTTTTTTATTAATACATTAGTCCATCCGCCTAAATACCATATATCATAATCATCAGTATATGATAATTTTAAACTTTTATGATATGTATTTATATTTTTTGTAATAATATCATTGATTTTAGATGATTTCAAAGAATATTTGTTATCTATATATTTAGTAAATAAATAACCGATTGATTGATAATCTTGATATATATAATTTACCATATTAATATATTCATCAACTATTACATCATTAGAAGATATGAAATAAAGTTGTTTATCAGTAATATTATCAAATGTAGTTATATCTGTATTAGTTATATTTTTTTTTAATTGAGCTAATATATATGTTAAATAATATTTAATTTCAGTTATTATATCTAATATAATAACTTCGCTTCCGTTATTAATCGTTTTAACAAGTTCGCCTGATTCTATCTTATATTTGTATTTAATGATAGTAATAAGATTATTTATATTTGTATTTATTAATTTATCATTCATATAATTTTTTAATTCCGAATGTTCTTCTTCTGGAAATTCAGATAATAATTCATTTAATATTGTTGAAGAATTGAAAATTTTAGAAAAATTTGCGGAAAATGTTATTTTAATAGTATCTGTTAAATTTGTTTGATCTGTATATTCACTATTATTATTTATTAATTCATATATTTTAGTTGAAATTAAAAACATTCGTTTTAATAATATATTATTAAATTTTGGATTTGTTACCGACTTTAATTCATCATACAAATATTGAATATAATAATTATATAAAATATTAGAAAATTTATATCCTCTACTTTCATTATCTGTAATAGATGTTGTATTAGTATTTATTGTTGAAAAATAATTTTTATTAATATCAATAGTATTAATTATGAAACCATAATTTTCATAAATATATTTATTACCTAAATGATCTGTTTGATATACAAAACAATAATAATTAAGATTTTCATTAAATATTATTTCATGACTATCAATATAAAATATATATTTCAAATTATCAGAATTTGTATTATTTATATTTAATTTTTTTATTATACCAATTGCTTTACCTCTTTTCTTTGTATCATAATAATTCGTATTAAGTGCATATATTATATATTCATAAGGATATTCACTATCTACATTTACATTAAGAACTAATTCATCATTAATTATTTTATCAGTAACTACACCATTAGGAGAATCCAAAAAATTCAGAAACTTATTTTCTTTATTAGTAATAGTAAAGATATATTTATTTTCATCTTTAATACCATCCATTTGTATTTTTAAATTAGAGTTAATAGCACCACTTTCATATTTAAATAAATATGGACCAATAAAATCTTCATTATTATCATACATATCTCTTGTATACATCTTATCACATTGTGTAATAGTATATGTAGGATCTATATCATTAATTGTATTATCATAATTAACATATGTTAAAAATAATTTTATTTTAGTAGTATCATAATCTATATCTATCATAGCAACTTTAAAAATACCTATTAAATCAGACATATTTTCATCTGTATACATATATAAAATATCATTTTCTGCTATATTAGTAGTAGTATTTTCATAAATTCTATTTTTTAAAACTATAACTAGATATGGTTTTGTAGTATTTAAATATTTAATTTTATTAGTTAATGCCAGAAGATCTTGATTAGTATCAAAACCTTTTATAAATAAATTTCCAAAATTCTCAATAATTTGAGACATTAATGTTATAGATAAATATTTAAGGACTTTATTTAAGAATTTATTATAAATTAATTCTGATGATTCAAGAGTATAATATGAAGTTTTAGTATCATCTTTATATAAAAAACTGTTAATAAATGTTGTATATTGTGATTGATTTATTGAAGTTGGTGCATAATCATTAACAATTTTAGTAGATTGATTTACAGTAAATTCTATACTTGTATTAAAATAATTAGTAAAATATGATTCAACTAAATTAATTAATATTTGTTTATGAATTGAAATAACTTGTTTACTATATAGGATTAAATTAGAATAAAATTTACTTTGACTTAAATTTAAAATTTGATTATATTGCGAATTTTTAATATAATTATAATTAATCCATATATCAGATTCATATACTTGAAGAGATAAAGGAGTGATTATTGTTGTACCAGTAGATATATAAGTTAATTCATAAGCATTATAATCATTTGTATATTTAATATTTTTTTGATAAATATTATTTGCATGTAATTTATTATCAAAAAGTGTTCCTTCAATTAAATTATTTAAAAATCTACCTTTAATAATATTAATATTTGAATCAATTTCTTCAATATAAAATATTAAATCTACTTTATCATTAATTATTGTTGTGTCATCAGATATAGTATCATATTGTGATATTTTATTATAAAACCCAAATAATATTTGGTTAATTGTCAAATTATTAAGTGTATTTAGTTGAATAGTATAATAATTATTATTATTATTATCTACACTTTTATCTACAATAGTGTAGATCGTATTTTCTGAATTTGATTCCCATGTATTTAAATAGTTTGATAAATAAAAATCATGTTCTGCAAAAGTTTTATATTTATTAATACTTTGAATATAAAATATAAAATCTGGTTTTTTATTCCGCGAAGGTTCATCTAGATTATCGGCAAATCCATCTAAATTATTAAATCCAAATAATATTTGATCAAACTGAATTTGATAAATATCATTATGTAAATCAATATCGAGAGAAAATTGATAAATATTTTTATTATTTTTTTTTAAAGTTTTGTATTTAATTAAATATGGATCCATATCAGAATCTTGACACCGTGTCCAACAATTACCTCCCAAACGTTGAGCTAAAAAGAAGTCATTATCTAATAAAAAATCATTAGTAAATAGTTTATATAATAAAGTTTGATTGATTGAATTTTCTGTTAATATTTTTTGTTTTACTAAAACAGAGTTAATATTTTTTAATGTAAAAGTATCTGAATCTATAATAAAAATTATTTCATAATCTGACATTTTATAGGTTGAATAAATCAATTCATTAATAAATTTAATTTCAATTAAATCTGTTCCATAAACAGAATAATCTAAATCTATATTAGTTTCTCTTGATAAAAAACTATTATATGCTATAAGATCATAATTTAACAGATTATAATCATTAAAAGTATAATTATATAATAATTTATTATATAACTTTTTTATTATTGTACTAGGTGTATTTAATTTAAAATCTTTTTTTTTGTATTCTAAAAAATTTATTATTGGAGAAAAATTATTATTATAAAATAAATTTAATATTATTTTTTTAAAAAAATCAATATCCGTAATTTCTGTTTTTAATATAGTAATTTGATCTGTTTTTTGTAAATTAAAATTAAAATTTTTAAAAAGGTTTGAATTTTTTTCAAATTGAAAAGTGAGTAAATCATTTATAGTATAAAAAACATTTACATCTTGTTCAAATATTAAATTATTAGTAATCAAACTATTAATATTTATTGCATATGCAATTATATTATTTATATTATTAATAGATAAATCAAATTTTATTAATGTCTGATAATATTGTTTATTATCTAAAAAATTAATAATATTTTCTAATGTTGATCCTAAATTTTCATATTCTGTTAATGTTATAAATTTAACATTATTTACATTTTTTTGATATTTAATTTCTTTATATAGTTCTCTTTCATAAATTACATTTAAACTAGGTAAATCAACCATAACATAAATATTATCTAATAAATCACCATTTTTTAAAATTTTTACACTATTATTAATACCAAAATCAGATTTTCTTTCTAATAATAATTTATTACTAAATTTCGAAAAATTGGTGTAGCGATGATAAACTAGTTTAAAATATGTAATTTCAGGTTTCATGGTTAATATTGCATCTTGACTACCAAAAGCAACTAATTGTAATAATCCGCCAGTCATAACTTAAATACATTAAACATTTTATTTTTAAGTTTTGAATACAAAAAAAATTTATCTTTATAAATAAATAAATTATAATGTTTCACAATATTAATAAATATTTGGATATTACTAATTATTATGATATAAAACAAAATATTGATAATCAAATAAATTTTTATTTATTTATAGAAACAATAATAGAAGAATTTGATACCTTGAATGATATCAAGATTGAATTTATTGTTAAAATTATATTAAATTCAATTATTTATTTTGAAGGAAATGTTGATAATATATGTTTTTTACAATTTTATAATTTATTAAAAAAAAAAAAAGATAATAATTTTGAATTACTAGATAATTTTATATTATTATATGACAAATACAGAAATATTAAAATACATTTTTTTACATTAAATTTTCATCTTATTAAAATATTTAATAATAAATTTAATAATCTAAATGAATTTAAATATAAGAATCTTCTTACTAAAAATGATATTGAAAATATCAAAAATATTATAGAAACAGAAATTATGGCATATTATAATTCTTTTTTTGATATTAATTATAATAAATTATTTTTTAGAAGAATATCAGATGTAAATAATATAATAAGCCAAAATATTCATACGAATGAAATGATTGAAAGACTTTTACAACTTGTAAAAGTCTATACTTTAAAAATATTAGAAAATTTAAATATTAAAATTATTACAATAAACGATTTTTTAAGTTTAGATTATATTGATCGAGTTAATTATTTTAAAATTTTTTATGTTAAAACTAATAATTTATTTAAACTATATTTTAATTTTTATGAACAATATCATAATATTAAACATGAATTATCTGAATTAATAAAATTAGATCCTTTAAATTATATAGAAACTTTAAATGACTCGACATCAAGTTATATATTATCTGAAGATCATTTAGAAATTGATATGTCAAAATTTGATAATACTAATATTGAATTATTAAATTTAAATAATGGAGTTGAAGAATTAGAAGATTGTGAGTTAAGTTCAAGTGATGAATATGACGATAATGCTGATACACCATTTATAAAATTAGAAAATAAATTTGAATCTACAGGTGATTCAAATTCATCAAGTGAAAAATTTGGTTTTGATAATATATCTGATGAAGATAATGAAGAAAATGAAATAAATAATGAAGAAAATGAAATAAATAATGAAGAAAATGAAATAAATAATGAAGAAAATGAAATAAATGATATTTTTATAAAAAATATTATTTTATAGTTTTTTTTGGTCGAAATATTTATAATACGCATTAACCTAGAAATTAAAAACAAGATTACTTAATCCTTTACTAAATCGTAATATATTATAATTAACATAATATATTTTTACTGAAATATGATCAGTTGAATCTAATCTATTTAGAAAAATATCATTTAATTCTAATTTTAAATTTTTTCTACTTAATCGAGAGAAATTGCATGTACCAGATGGTTGAATTTTATTAGGATTTAATGAAAAACTATAAAAATTTATACCATCAGCTGGAGTATTTATATTGGTTTCGTATGATGTTATATAATTATAATAATCTCCTGTATGATTTGTTGTTCTATCAACTCCATTCATTTGAAGTTGGGCATTATTTATTGGATTACCTACATTTTTTATTAAAGTAGGATATTTATTGTTTAATGTATAACTTAAATCAGACTCAAAATTATTAAACAAATTATAATTTAATATATCTTTTTTATTTTGTATAGTCCATATATAATATTTAATTGGATGATTGAAATTTAGCTCTATATTTATATCTTTGTTTTTTATAATATCATAATCAAAATACTTAACTTGTTCAATTAAATATTCATGATTTGCTTGAGCAAATTTGCTTCTTTCATCTTGATCTAAATAAATATAATTTGCTAATAATGTAACATTATTTAATTTAATAATATTAGATATATTATTTTTATCATAATTAGTATAAATTAAATTATTAAGTTTCTCTATTTTAATTTTTAATATAATACTTTGATATCTTAATGATATTAATGGCAAACTTAAACCATAATCACGATTAAAAAAAAATTTTAATGGCACATAAATATCAAACTGAGGTTTTGATTCTTTATTATAAGTATATGATATTAATTTTCTAGAATGTAAATTATTCATATCATTTTTTTTTTGATGATTTTCAAATAATTCATTCCATATATATAACCATATTCCATATTGTCTATCTATTATATTACCACCTATATCTAATTCTACTTGGGAAATTATATTATATCCTAAATTTTTTATCCATGAAAAATCATAATTATTTTGCAATGATAAATTATAATTATTTTTTTTTTCTATATATTCATCAAAATATATTTTAGATACAGACTCTATTCTTGAAATATAACTATTTACCAATGTTTCCGATAATATTTTTTTTTCTAGATCATTAATTGTACTTATATTATTAATATTAATTAAATGATTAATAATATCAAACATATTTTGTATATCAGTACTAACTTTATTTTTAAAAGATAAATAATTACTATCAGAATTAATATAGGAATTTATAGAAGTTTGTATTGTTGAGAATGTTTCATTTAAATTAACAAGCCCTATATTAATAATTTTAATACTTTCATAAATATATTTTATAAAATTATTAAAATTTAAATAAATAGATTCTTTTTCTAACATTTCAGATTTTAATGTATTTACTATACTAGTATTATCAGTATTTTTTTCTAATTTTACATTAGGTAATGTTAATTTTAATATTAAATCTTTTAATAAATCACCATCCTTTGGAATATTACATGAAATATCTTCACCAAAATTTTTATCTCCATCAAATGTTAATTCTATAAAATCCATCGCAAAATTAGTATATCTTTTATAAATATATTTAAAAAATGTTATTTCTGGTATTCCAGTTAAAAATAAATCTTGGGCACCATATGCTACTATTTGAATTAAGCCTCCTGGCATTTAATAATAATTATATTATAATATTAAACAAAAAACAAAAAACAAAATTAAAATGTTTCTATTATTATATGAATAAAAAAAATCCAAAATTTGAATTAGATGTTTCTGAAATAATAAAAAGAGCCATAAAATATTTATTAGAAGGAGGTGCTGTAGCATTAGCTGCTAGATATATTCCATCAGATAAAATCGATATTCGGGAAGTTGCAATGATAGCTTTTACAGCTGCATGTGTTTTTGCTATATTAGACATGTACGCACCAAGTGTATCAGTTGCTGCTAGACAAGGTGCAGGTTTTGCAATTGGAAGTTCCACAGTTGGGGGATTAAAAATAAATAATTAATATATTGAATAATTACTAATTAATATTATAAAATTAATTAGTAATTATTTACCAAAATGTCCATAAACATTCGTAAGTAAAAAAAATATATTAATTGCGATAGCATAGACTGACATTTAAAATTTTAATTTTTTTGATACACTAGTATCATTTATATCATTTATATCATTTATATCATCTCTTCCTGCATTTTTATCAAAATTCAAATTATTTATTTGTAAATGTTCATATAATGGTTCTATTTGTGTTAGTATAGATTTTTTTTCATTATAATTATCAACATATTCGGCTGATGCATCAGAACATGGTATATTTACTTTATACATACTAACAAGTTGAGGAATACTTATAAATGGCATATTATTAACAATAATTATATTTATAGATTCTGAGAGTAATATATCAAAACTTTTAGGGAATATTCCATCAATTAAATTACCAGTATTATCTTTATGATTATATGTGAAGCTTCTTCCTGGAGATGTTTGTTTAAGTATATAATCATCATTAATGATTAAGCTTGGATATAGTAATTCATTTTTCTGAGTTTTTAAAATTATAAAATCTAAATCATTTGGCACAAATTTTGAATCTATACCTTGTATTATAGATAAATATTTTATTGCAGCTGATCCTGTAAAAGCCCATTTATCTTGATATTTGTCATTCATATTTTGTGTAAAACTTTCTAACACATTTTGGAATTTATCTAAATCTATTACTGGGACTGCTACCATTGGATCTACATTATTCATATTTGAACCACCATATTTTTTAGACAAACTTTGATTTTTTAAATTTGTATATATTATTTTATATCTCATATATTATAAAAATAAATAATTTTATATATTTTTAAATATATAAAATTATAGATATAATAATTACTGATTTGAAATTAGAGGAATTAGATCTAATTATAAAATTAAAAAATCAAATTATAGATTAAAAATTTACCAAATGAAAAACTAAAAGATATAGAGCTTATTTACATCATTGGAAATTTAAAATGGGACAAATCCTTTTCGTTTAAAATTTATTCCACTCCCAATATTACTTATTATTTTATATGATGGGTGTTTTTCTTTCATATATTTTATTTGTGAATAGAAAAAATTGAAAAAAAACTCCTTTGTAAAGTGTATATTAATTTTACACAGAAACCCAAAAACGCCAGCTTAAAAACGCCAGCCCAAACACCTTAATTATTACATCTAATAACTGGTATCCCGCAATACCACTCAAATTATCTCAGAAAATGTCTTATTTCCAAACCTTCTTGGATTCTAAAAATAACCGTTTGGCCACTGCTGAATTAATCAAATACGTGAAGAAACACACAAGGGATGTACAGAACATGTCGGATGATAACCTGATTCAAAATTGTGTATTGGCATGGCGGGACATGAAGCGCGATGGAATCAGTCCAGTTCTTTCAATTACGTATATGTTTGATCCCGAGTTGATAGCTAAGGGCGAAGATGAGAAAGAAAAAGCAATTGCAACCGTCATTGCACTGCATTTTGTCTTGAATACTTAGCATTTTTGTCTTGAATACTTATGAACTCCGTTTTACCTCTTGAAAAGAAAAGTCAAGATTTGAAGTTCTACAAAATTGTTCTGGTCGTATTTTTGTTTGTATCCAACTTTTGTATATATGTAGCATATTCATACAGGTAGTATATATAGTAAAAATATATTTTTATTTTTACTATATAGATGGAATATAATCCCAATCAAGGGATTTACATATTTTTTTCCAAATTCTATCTTGTTCTTTTAACTTATCCTGACTTTTTAATAAAGGAAAACATGGTAAAAAATCGTATATTTCTAATAATTCACAAAATTTATGTAATGTGTATGAATAACTCAAAAAATTCTTTCTATTTTTTGGACAAAATGTAGTAAATGGTTCTTGACATTGTTTAAACATTTGTCTAAATTTTTCTTCTACTTCCCGTGTCATTTTTGGTGGTGGAATGCCTGACACTTTATTTATAATGTGTTGAACATGTTCATAATATTTATTATATGCTAATTTTTTTAAAATTGCTCTCATTTTGTTTGGCGTTACAAATTTATCTAATAATCTTTGTTTTTTCATTTCTATTAAAATTTTATCATAAACTTCATCTGGTATATCAGTTGATTCTTTCGCTTGAAATTGAGCTAACCATTCATTAAAATGATTTATGCGTTTATAGGAATATGCACTTGCATCAGGTACAGGTTCTTTATAGTTAGGTTTATCACTATCTAAAATGATTTCTTCACAGAAGCCACATTCAGTACAAATAAGATAACCATCTGATAAATGTAATGTCATTTCTGATTTACATTCGAGATTAGAACAAAATTTTGGTTTGAATTTTTTATATTTTCCTATTTTGATTTGTTTATTGTCTGTTGCTTTCAAATAATTTTCTAGTAATTGAGCTTTATTATTAGATGATTTTTTTTTTTTTACAATTGTTGAATTATTAAAGAAATCTACTATTTCCATATGTTTTACATCTCCTTGTTTTGAATTTTGTTCATAATAAGGAAGTATATAATCTATTGTATTATTATAATACAATAATTCATCTGTTCCATCATCTATTTTATGTAATTTTTTTGTTAATAATTTATTTTCTTGTAATATATCTGCTTTATTAGAAATTATTTTTTGTGTATATTCAGTATAGGATATATTTTCATATTTTTCTAAAATTTTATTATTTTGTTCTAGTTTTTGTATAATTTGTATTTTATCATTATTTTTATTTTCGAAAATAGTAATTTTATCTTTATGTCTTCTGTCTAAAGTTGTTTTTACTTTAGTTGCTTTATTCATTTTATAACATACATACTTATTTTAAAATTTGTTTAATTATTTGTTTTAAATGAAAAAAAAATATTATAAAACGCATTTATAATCTAATTTGATTAAAAAATATATAAAATATATTTTTTAAATCATGGAATTAACTTTAGATGATATTTATAAAGTTGTTGTTTTATTAAATGCAAAATTGAATGGATGGACAATAATGGTAAATGATTATAATACCTTTTACTTACTAAGAGAAAAAAAACATTGTAAAAAAAAAAATTCTGGTATAAAAGAAATAATAAAAATATGTAAAAAACCTTTAAATTTGGAAAAGGTTTTAAATGAATTAAATAATGAGAATAAATAATGAGAATAAAACTTGATATTTTAATATTATAGTATTATAAATATGGGAGGCGGCTTAATGCAACTAGTAGCTTACGGGGCCCAAGATGTTTACTTAACTGGTAATCCCCAAATTACATTTTTTAAAATTGTATATAAAAGACACACCAATTTTGCAATTGAAGCAATCGAACAAACTGTATCAGGTAATGAACTATTTGGATCTAAATTATCTTCTACTATAGCTAGAAATGGAGATCTCATTACTAAAATGTATCTAAAATGTAATGTTACTTTATCCGGAACCGATGGTAATTTCGCATGGGTTAACAAATTAGGTCATAGTATGTTAGAAAATATAGAAATATTGATTGGAGGTAGTCGTATTGATAAACAATATAATGAATGGTTAGATGTATGGTATGAATTAGCTAGAAATACAGCACACAATAGAGGTTATGATAAAATGATAGGAAATAATAAAGATATGACTATATTATCTCCAGATACTAAATCAGCAACATTATATGTGCCATTACAATTTTTTTGTAATAAATTTAATGGATTAGCTATTCCAATAATTGCATTACAATATCATGATGTTAGAATAGACTTTAAATTAAGAGATTCTACTCAATTAATTGTTAAGGAATCCATTGCAAATGTGACAGCATCTATATCAAATATTAGTATTTTATGTAATTATGTATTCTTAGATAGTGAAGAAAGAAAAAGATTCGCTTCTAGTACACATGAATATTTAGTTGAACAAATACAAGTTTCTCAAAAGGAAAAAGTAAATTCTGAACATGCTATTTATAATCTAAATTTTAGTCATCCATGTAAATCAATATATTGGTTTATTAAAAACGGAAATTATATTACAGGTAAATCATTTTTAAGTTATGTTTCAGATTCAACATATATTTATAGATCTGGATATGCAACAGAAAATATAACATTACTTAATAATGCTACTATAAGATATGTTTTAAGTAGAATGTATTCTAATGTTGGTGTTGTAAATTTAAGTTTAAATGGAGCAGAAACTCCGATTGCCGGAAGTGAAACAATTGCAACAATATATAATCATCATTCAATTACTGCGGATTCTGCTGTAATAAAAGCAAATTACAGTAGTTTAACTGATATTAATAATAATGATAATACTGCAAATTGTTCTGCAACTGATTTATCAAATTGGGAAGTGGTTACTCCTTTATCAATAGATTTAGTTTCTACTCCTATATCAACATTATTAGATGGAATTACAAGAACTACAGATACTTCTAATAGAGGTCATGTTAATTATGATATAATTGTATATCAATGGAATAATTATGGTAAATATATAGACAATTCTTTTAATCCAATTAAATCAGCTGTTTTAAAACTTAACGGTCATGAAAGATTCTCCGAACAACCAGGATTGTTTTTTAATTATTTACAACCTTACGAAACACACAAAAGTACACCAAAAGATGGCCTGAACTTGTACAGTTTTTCTCTTAATCCTATGGAACATCAACCAAGTGGTACATGTAATTTTTCTAGAATAGATAGTTCAGTATTAGAATTATCATTTGACTCTGATATAGCATCTATTAGTGGCAATGAATTATCAATTTATGCAATGAATTATAATATTCTTCGAATTATGAGTGGTTTGGCAGGTATTGCTTATAGTAATTAAAAATATATAGTAATTTTTAAATTATTAAAAATTATTAATAAATATTAAAAAATATATAGTAATTTTTAATAATTTATTAATTTATTAATTTATAAAAATATATAGTAATTATCATTTTTGTAAAAATTATATTTTTAATAATTATCATTTTTGTAAAATTTATTTTCTACCATAATTATATATTAGAAAATGGGTGGTGGTTTAATGCAACTCGTAGCCTACGGAGCTCAAGACGTTTACCTTACAGGTAATCCTCAAATTACTTTTTTCAAGGTCGTATACAGACGACACACAAATTTCGCTTGTGAAGCCATTGAACAGACTTTCAATGGTTCACCTTCAGTAGGTAGCAAAGCTACCGTACCAGTCACCAGAAATGGTGACTTAGTAACCAAAATGTGGTTACATACCATGGCAACCGCAGCTAACGGGGATGGTCCCGTGAATCTTGGATACGAATTAATTAAATCTGTTGAATTACAAATTGGTGGAACTAAAATAGATAAACATTACGGTAGATGGATGCAAATTTGGGGTGATTTATCTAGATCTGTTGATCAAGATACTAACCATGATGCTATGGTAGGAGTATCAGCACTAACAGATGGTAATACTAGTGAACTATTTGTCCCCTTACAATTTTTCTGCTGCAGAAATGATGGTTTAGCTTTACCATTAATTGCTTTACAATACCATGATGTCCGACTTGAATTTGAATTCGGTACTCCAGCAAATGTTACAATCTCAAACACTACATTATTAGTCAACTATGTATACTTAGATTCTGAAGAAAGAAAAAGATTCGCTCAAGCATCTCATGAATATTTAATTGAACAATTACAATTCACTGGTGTTGAAACTGCCGCTGTCGGAAATAACAAATTCAGACTTAACTTTAACCATCCCGTTAAAGAATTAGTCTGGGCACATGCAGCAAGTGAAAACGATGATTTAGGTGATTATGACAGGTGCTCAAATGCTTTGTTACAATTAAATGGTCATGACCGTTTCTCAGCACAAAGTGGCAAATTTTTCGAAAATGTACAGCAAAATATACATCACACTAGAGGTGGTGTTGAAGGTGTCAATGTATACTCATTCGCAATTAACCCCGAAGAACATCAACCATCTGGAACATGCAATTTCTCCAGAATTGATAACGCAACTTTATCATCAACATCTGGGGTAGCAGGCGTATGCTTCGTATATGGTGTAAACTACAATGTACTCCGAATCATGAGCGGTATGGGTGGTGTTGCATACAGTAATTAAATTTATTATTTTATATCATTTAAAATATATTTTACATAAATATATTTTAATTATTAAGAACATAAACTATATCCATTACAAAATTTGCATGTAATATTTTTTTACGTTTTTTGAATCTAAAAGTAAAAAACAGCAGCAGCTGTACATAATAATTATATATTATCAGATAGTGCTGTCGCTGGAGGCGGAGTATATGGTGTAAACTATAATGTACTCAGAATCATTATGGGTGTAAAAATGTAATATTGCATACAGTAATTAAAATATATGATAATAATTTTAATAACTAAAAAATATATAGTAATTTATATTTTTTAATTAATTATTTTTCTTACATATTACATATATAAAATATGGGAGGCGGTTTAATGCAACTCGTAGCTTATGGCGCTCAAGACGTTTATCTTACAGGAAATCCTCAAATAACTTTTTTCAAGGTTGTATATAGACGACATACAAATTTTGCATGTGAGGCGATTGAACAAACTTTCAATGGTTCACCTGAAACTGGTGGCAAAGCCAGCGTACCAATTACCAGAAACGGTGATTTAGTCACTAAAATGTGGCTTAAAACTACATTAGCAGGTTCTGCTAATTCATTAGTTGATAGAGTCGGTTTTGCTTTAATTAAATCTGTTGAATTACAAATTGGGGGAACTAAAATTGATAAACAATATGGCAGATGGATGCATATGTGGGATCAATTAACTAGACATGAAGAACATAATGATTCATATACCCAAATGATTGAACAAAATGGTACTTCTGATGCATTATATATACCATTACAATTTTTCTGCTGCAGAAATGATGGTTTAGCTTTACCATTGATTGCTTTACAATACCATGATGTCAGACTTGAATTTGAATTTGAATCTGCTGCTAATCTATCAACTGATAATATTTGCACAATGTCAAACACAACTTTACTTGTCAATTATGTATATTTAGATTCTGAGGAAAGAAAACGTTTCGCACAAGCATCTCATGAATACTTAATTGAACAATTACAATTCACTGGTGTTGAAACAGTATTAGCTGGTTTTAATAATAAAGTAAGACTTAACTTTAACCATCCTGTTAAAGAATTAGTATGGGGTGTACAAAATCAAGAGGATGAAACAAACACAAAATTTGTAAATTTTGCAGGCGACAATGATGAAAACCCAGTAAGCAAAGCTCTTTTACAATTAAATGGACATGATCGTTTCTCAGAAGAATCTGGTAAATATTTTAACTATGTTCAACCTCATTGCCATCACTCTAGAACTCCCGCTGCTGGTATTAATGTATACTCTTTTGCCCTTAGCCCAGAAGAACATCAACCATCTGGAACATGCAATTTTTCAAGAATTGATAATGCAACATTAAATGTTACATTAAATACAGACTCAGGTACATTATTATACGTATATGGTGTTAACTATAATGTTCTCCGAATTATGAGTGGCATGGGAGGTCTCGCTTACAGTAATTAAATGATATTAAAAAATATGGATAATAAATAATAATGTATAGTTTATTATTTATTATCCATATTTTTATCTATATGATATATATTAATGGGAGGCGGTTTAATGCAACTCGTAGCCTATGGTGCTCAAGACGTATATCTTACGACTAATCCACAAATTACTTTTTTTAAAGTAGTTTATAGACGACACACCAATTTTTCAATTGAGGGAATAGACCAAACTTTTAATGGAAAACCTGAACCTGGGAGTAGGAACATTGTTAATATTAACAGAAATGGTGATCTTATTACAAAAATGTGGTTAAAAACCACTATTGGTACATCTGATACATTAACTATTGTTAATGGTATAACTTATATATTAGAAGATCCTATACCAATCAATGAACATGAAGGTAGATGTCCTCCACGTTTACTAGATTTATCAGATAATATTATTAGTGCAGATTTATCAGATAATATTATTTTAAGTAAAAAACAAATTAAATGTGAAGGATTTAATGATTTTTTACAATTAACAATTGAAAATGCAGTTACTAGTACTGATATAGAAGTAAATGATATTCTTACATTATCAGGTTTTTATAATTCGGTATATAATGGTAGTTGGATAGTTGCTGAAGAACTATCAGATTATGACTCAGGAGAAACAGATGGTATCTATAAATTAACAGCTCCTCAAATGACAATTACACCTATTGAAGAAAGTCAATTTGCAGAAGTACAAATTTATAGAAATTATGAACAATTTAATTGGGTAGATGATTTAGGTTATGCTTTAATTAATTCTGTAGAATTACAAATTGGTGGAACCAAAATTGACAAACATTATGGTAGATGGATGCATATCTGGAGTCAGTTAACGAAAACTAACGAACATGCATTATCTCATACACAGATGGTGAATGGTAATAATGGTTTTAATTCTAATACATTATATGTACCTTTACAATTTTTTTGTTGCAGAAATGATGGGTTAGCTTTACCATTGATTGCTTTACAATATCATGATGTTAGCCTTGAATTTGAATTTAATTCTGCTGCTAACTGTATTTCTAATTTAAATAAAGCAGGAACTGCTGTTGGTACTAAATCAGAAAATGTATTTATGTCTAACACAAGTGTATTTATAAATTATATATATTTAGATAGTGAAGAAAGAAAACGTTTTTCTCAAGCATCACATGAATATTTAATTGAACAATTACAATTTACTGGTATTGATAGTGTATCATCGGATTCTAATGATATTTCAAATAAAATTAAATTAAATTATAATCATCCAATTAAAGAATTAATATGGGCAGTTGTTAAAGATGATATTATTACAGCTGATAAATTTACTAATTTTACAAATGGATTTAATTTAAATCCTGTATCAAATGCTATATTACAATTAAATGGTCATGATCGTTTCTCAAAACAAACTGGCAAATACTTTAACTATGTTCAACCATTAACTCATCATTCAAGAACTCCATCAGCTGGTATTAATATATACTCATTTGCATTACATCCAGAAGATCATCAACCATCCGGAACATGTAATTTCTCTAGAATTGACAATGCGACACTAAATATAACAACAAAAAATTCTGGTTCAAATTTATATATATATGCTATAAATTATAATATACTCCGAATTATGAGTGGTATGGGTGGTATCGCATATAGTAATTAAAAAATTTGATTTATTTATTTATTAAATAATTATATAATATAATTATTTAATGAATTCAAAAAATATAGAAAATTTACCTCTTAATGCTTTATCTCTTGATAAATTATTAGAAGAATTAAAAATAATAACAAATAATAAATGGCATTATTATAAATTATATGAAAATGCAGATAAAGTAATTAAAAAATATGAAAATATTATTTATCAAAAATGTAAACACGAATGGCAATGTGATTATACTGCATCAGGTATGTATGATGGACCTGATAAGATATGTAAAAAATGTAATTTATATCAGAATAATTATATGTATAACTAATTTTATTTATGTTTTTTAAAAACTAGGCTAATTCTATCATTTTTTATTTGTTTATTTTTTAGTATTCTGTGTTGATATATTTTCTGACATCCTTTTTTCATATATAATAAATCTCCAGATTCCAAATCAATATATGTTTTATTATTATAATTATTTATTTCTCTAAAAACAATAGATCTTGTAATACCAAAACTAATTATTACAGATTCTTCTTCCCATGTATCATAAATTTCATCACTATGATATCTCATACCAATATTACCATTTTTATAATAGTTAATTAATACTGAATCAAAATCAATATTATAGGGTAATCCGTATACGTCCAAAGGGCTATAATTTAATTTTACAATTTGTCTTATTTTTTCAACAGTTTTACTAATATTATCAGGATACATTATTTTACCACCATACATATAAGTATAATCTTTATTTGACATCCAACATGTTTGTCTTTCTTCAGAAAATGATATATCATTAATATTAACAATATCCTTTCTTAAATTTATTTCTTTTTTTAAATCATCTAAATAATTTTCAACAATAAAATTTTTTATTATATTAAACATTATTTTTAATATAATAATAAGTAAATATATTATTATATATATTCAATTTTTACTTAATAAATTAATTCATTTTTGAGATAATTTATATAAATTATCTCAAAAATGATTAAAAGGACATTTTATATTGGTACAGACATTAAACTTGCACCGAGTATCTCCAACATTATGAGAAAAATTACATTTATTTCCTCTTGTACAATTACCTCTAATATAAAATTCACACACTTTAACTTTTTGGGGATATTTTTTGGGATAGTTTTTGTCTGCATTAAATTTTTTTCCTTGTATTGCATGCAATGCAATAAGTATTGTCATTGGACTTGGACTAAATCTACCATTTTTACGATGTATTTGACGACTCTCAAAATTTACAGAAGTAAACTGTATTTTATTTTCTGTAAGTTGATTCATATTATCTATAATTTACATATAATTAATATTAATATATATTAATTTTTTATAATTTTTTTTTTCAATTTTTTTCAATTTTCTTTTTATCTAAACTAAATAAAAAAGGATTTAAATATTTTATATAAAACTTTATAAAGAAATAAAGTTTTATATAAAATATGAGTATTGACAAAGATTATTTATTAGATGATCCAAAAATTACAAATCAAACATGGGCATGTGTCTCTTTTCTAACGCCTGAATTAGTAAAAGGATGTAATATCAGATCCTTAAAAGTAAGAGGTATATATGGAGTTGAAGATAGAGCAACGGATAGATGTACAGAATTAAATAAGAATGATCCAAATTTCAGTGTTTATAAAGTAGAAGTTGGTAAATGGGTAGCTTGGTTAGACAATAAAGATAGTAATCTTAATGCAAATGATGAACTAAATAAATTAATGAAATTTTATAAAAAAGATAGAAATGAAGCTAGATTAAACCATAGTAAAAGAGTTGATAGATTAAAGAAAAAAACATCAATTATAGAGAATGAAATGTTAAATAATGAGGAAAAGGTTGAAAACACTGAAAATATAAAAATAGAGAATAATGATATAAAAATAGAGAATAATGATATAAAAATAGATAGTATTAAAGATGAAAATAAAATTAAATATTTAACAGAAGACGAACCAATTCCAAATCAGAAATTTTATTGTATATCATTTTTAGTTCCGGAAGATTATGATAATAACTCTGAATTATTTAATGTTAGAGGATTTAAAATTAGAGGTGTTTATGATACAGAAAATAAAGCCAAAGAACAATGTGAAAAATTATATACTTTAGATAGTGATCATAATACATATGTAGCAGATATGGGTCATTGGGTTCCTTGGACAGATGATCCAGATAAAGCAGAAAATTTTGAATATTCAAATAAAGATTTAAATAATTTAATGAAGTCTCATAAGGAAAACCAAGAAAAAGCTAAAACATTTAATGAACATCAAAAGAATGAGATGATTAAAGATAGTTTAAAAGAAGTAAATACAAATTCAGATAATGAAATTACAGATATAGTAGATAATATAATAGATGAATCTTTGGATGATGATATTAATATAAAGGAAGTAGAATTATTAGATAATTATGAAGATGATTATGAAGATGATTTAAATATAATTAATAAAGAATTAGATGATGCAAAAGAATTATATAAAAAATTATTATTAGAACAAAAAAATTAAATAATATATATATATATGATTGATTACATACTAGATTTATTAGGATATAATTCTAATAGAATAACAGAAGTATTAAATTTTCGATTTATAGTATTAATATTATTTATAATAAGTGTTATTTTTATAGTTATTTCATTAACAAAATCTTATAATGTTTGTCCACAACAGGAAATAAAATATAGATATATACCAAGATCATTTAAAGAAGAACAAGATGAGCCAGTTCCAATAAATAGTATATTTAGCTCAATGTTTAGTCAAGCATCTCCATGGATAAACTCATTTACTAAACAAACTGATGTTAAAAAATTAAGAGATAGTAATTATGTTTCACAATAAATTTAAATTAAATAATATTTAATTTAAATTTTAATAATTTAAATCAAGAGCTAGAATCTTTCATCTCATCTTCTTCTGTACGTTTAACAACACGAATAGTCTTGGTTGTTCTTTTACCATATGCATTCATATCAATAAATGGTAATCTTTTAGAATGATTTGCATCATAATATATATCATGAAATTGTTTAAATCTAGTACATCCAATCAAAAATTTTTCTTTATTTTGTGCTTTATACCAAAATACTTTTTTTCTTATATCAGTTGTTCTTAATCTATTATTAATAACCATTACCCCATAATCATCAGTAACTTGTAAAAAAACTTGATCAAATAATTCTCTAGTAGGAAACATACCTGCATAATGTTCATATAATTTCTTTCTATTATTAATAAAATCTTCACCTAATAAAAAAACAAAATCAAAATTAGATCTTAATTCTGGCTGAATACCTAAGGAATATTGCATCGATAATATAAATGTTAGTTGATAATGTCTACCCTCATTGAAAATTGTTAATACATTTGGATCTTTTAGCCATAAATGTTTTGTACTCATACAATCATCCATAATTAAAAAAGTTCTTGGATCTAAAGGTTTTTTATTGTTTTCTTTTCTTTTTTGATTTTTATCTAATATAATTCTTTGTCTCCCTAAAAGTCTAGGTATAATATCCTCTTTATATTCATGATGAATAAATGACACTGGAAAAAATTCATTATAAAATCCTGTCATTTTATCAGTGGGGGCAATTATTGTCCCACATGGTATTTCATTAATATAATTTAAAATATCTCTAATTACCCAACTTTTACCAGATCCAGATTTTGCTATTATTGCAATTCTAGGATTTAGAAAATCACCATGACTATCATGAACTAAATTATTTAAATCAAATTTATCTAATTGTAAACAGTCACTGCCAAAATTTATATCTTTAAAAGCTGTCATTACTATTATATAGATATTTTATTCTCTAAAAATTAGGAAGATCTGTAAAAACATCCTGGTCAAATAATGATGTGGAATTTGATAAAAAAGATTCATCTATTAATTGTTTGGATTGATCAAAATAAGAAGCAGCTGACCATACCAATGATCCAATTATAAGAGGAACTTTCATAGTAATATATAAAGATGGACATCTACATTTTCCATCAGAATTTTGTGAGGGTTTTAATTTTATTTTTTTATTTTCATACCCAACATCAATGTATAAAATAATATAAGTAATAATTCCTGCTATTAAACCAAATAATATTGGATTTAAAGTGTCAATATTCATATAATAATGGTTAGAAAATTTATAAACCATTAAATTTTGAAAAATATATTCCTTTTCTTTTTTCTTTATTTATTTCTGAATTTATACTATTTTTTATAGTTTTTATTTCAGAATTTATAGAATCTTGTAAATTACTAAAAACATCTTCATATTCATCATCATTTCCTATATAAGGAATAGAACTTTCACTATCTATATTATTATTTTTTTGTTCATTTAAAACTATATTTTTTATTTCATTTTCTGATTCAACATATTTAATCTCATTTTCTGATAAACTTTTTTTAATTTCATTTTCTGTTTGAAGTATTTCTTCATTTAATTGATTTTTATTATCAGAATAATATATTTTTATAGGTATAGATTGCTGTTTATTAGAACTATTATCACTATTATTATCACTATTATTAATATTTTCAAAAATATTATTAGTAAGAATACTTTTTTTCATTTCTTCTAATAATTTAGTTGTTTCGCCTTCACTATCATTACTATCATTACTATCATTATTATCATTACTATTATTATAAGATACTTTAAAACTTTTATCTGATACTATATTAATTTCTGATTCTACAAGATCTGGATTTTTTATTTTGGGGTTTTTTCCTAAATCACGAGAAAGTAACTGTTTTAAGTTTTCTGAATCAATATTTGATATTGGTTTATCTACTTCTTGATTACCAAATAATAAATTATTCCCTAAATATTGACTTAATATATGTTGAACAGGTAACATCTTTCTAATTGCCTCTTTTATACTTTGTTTAATTATATCATTACAATCTCTTTGATTTCTTTTTCTCTCAATTGGTTTTACCTCATGATAAAATAAATATGGAGCATTATAAAATTGTCTAGCACACTCTACATAACATCTATGAATAAATTTTGATAAAGAAATATTAAGATAATTCTCTTCTATATTAGAAGCATCTAATCCTGAATTATTATTTGATAATAATATAATATTTGCTTTAACAACTGCTTTTAGAAGATCTTCTAAAAAATCACATCTACTTGATGTCTTTATTCTCATTGTTTCACAATCAATCAAATTAGAATTCCAATTTGGAATTCTTTTTATAAATTGTTGAAAAGCTTTTAATAATTTACGCTCTTCACCTTTTTTAATTATTTTTTTAGATTCATTATAAATTGATTCTAATCCTTCATAAATATGTGGTGATAAAATATTTATTAATTGAATTGTATATTCATTTTTTGTTTCAACTAAAAAATTCATATATATATATATATATATATGATTATTTAAATATTTTTACTTAATTATGCGTTATTACCTCTTTTACTTAAAAGTTCATATTGTTTTTTATCAGCACATATACATCCTGTTCCCATTTTACCAGAACATGACATATTAGTAGCAACATATTTTGAGCCTAATTCCCCTTCTTTAATTCTGGGATCATTTTTTAAATTAAATGAAACAGGCCATTGTTTACCGCAACAATCCGGACTACACATATTAGTATCTAATTTATAACAACTTTTTAAATTACTACCACTGCTAAATGCCTCATTCATTTTTCCTGATAATAAATAATATAAAACAAATGCAACAAAAACATATACTAAAGTTTTATTTTCAAACATTATATATAATAATAATATAAAAAATTTAATTATTATTAAAATTATTCAATTGGACGAACTTTTAAATTATTTAAATTATTAAAATTATTAAAATTATTCAATTGGACGAACTTTTAAATATAAATCCTCTAATATCCATTTTTTATTTTTTAATACTCTGGATTTATAAAAAATTTTTAAATTTAAATCTTTTATTATAATATTATACATTTCTATATATGTTTTATCGTTAGCAACTTTTTTAAAAAATTTATCTTCACTTATTTCATATCCAAATTTTTTTATTGCTCTTTCTTGTATTCTATAAAGTTCATTTTCTAAAAAAATTATTATTTTATTTTCATTTTTAATATTAATTTTTAATTTTGAATTTATACATTTTATAATATAAATACCTTCTGGTGTAATTATTATTGATCCTTGAGTTTTTCCTAAATTATAATGATCAATGAAATGAAATAAATCCGATACACTTGGAAACTCATATAATATATTATCTTTTGTTCTTGATCCTGGTTTTGGTGTTGCTGGATGTGTGTGAAATATATATTCAAAATCAAAAGCATCTGGCATATTATCTGGTAATAATATTAAATCATCTACTCTATCAGATATATTTTGTTTAGCATTAATTATTATTCTTTGTAATCTAGATTTACCAAAATCTAATAATCCAGAATGTTCTGAATATCTTAATTTATTTTTATTATCAAAATATTTTCTGTCATTACTACCATCTATCATTAAAGCTTCCATAATTCTTAATTGATTTTTAGATATTTTTATATATCTTTCTTCATATTTTTTATAAACTCTAGCATTTATTTGATAAGTATCAAACATTTATAATTATTAAATTATTTAAATTTTTATTATTTAAATAATTTAATAATTATATTATTATAAAATCATAGAATCATATGAATAATTATAATTATTATTATTCATCATCTGACAATATTTTAAAAACAATTAATACAGATGGTTATTGTGTCGTAAAAAATATATTAAATAATGATGAAATAGAATCAGCAAAAAATGGATTATGGAATACAATGAATTATTTAACATCTAATTGTAATAAACCTATTGATAAAAAATGATCCTAGTAGTTGGGATTCATTTTTTGACTTATATCCAATCCATAGTATGTTACTACAAAATTGGCAAATTGGTCATGCACAATTTGTATTGGATATTAGACAAAATCCAAAAGTATGTGAAGTATTTTCAAAAATATGGAATATTCCATCTACTGAATTATTAACAAGTTTTGATGCAATTAGTTTTCATTTACCACCTGAAAAAACTAAAAAAGGATGGTATAAAAAACAATAATTACATACAGATCAAGCTCCTAATAAAAAAGGACTACAATGTATACAAGGAATGGTTACTTTATATGATGTAAATAAAGGTGATGCCACTCTTAAAGTTCTTGAAAAATCAAATAATTATCATGAAACATTCTTTGAAGAAAATAATATTAATAATAACAATAATTGGTATAAATTAAATGAAAATGAAATAAATTAAATGAAAATGAAATAAATTTTTTTAAAGAAAAAAAATTGTTCTGAAAAAAAAGTATTAGCAAAAGCAGGAGATATTATATTATGGGATTCACGAACCATGCATCAAGGAATTGAACCAATAAAAGAAAGAAAAAAAGATAATTTTAGATGTGTTGTATATGTTTGTATGACTCCAAGATCATTATGTAATAATTCTAATTTAAATAAAAAAATTTCTGCTTTTAATAATCTAAGAATGACAACTCATTGGCCACATAAAGTCAAATTATTTTCTAAATTACCCCAAACATATGGCAAACCTATTATTGATGTGCCTAATTTAAGTCCTCCTATATTAACAGATCTTGGAAAAAAACTTGTAGGATTTTAAATTATTTAAAATAAATTTATTATTCTAATATAATGAAAATTGGAATTGTTCAGAATAAACCCGGATTAGATAAAAAAAAAAATTTAAAAGATATATTAGAATTAATACCAAAAAATGATTTTGATATTTTAGTTTTGCCAGAATGTTTTAATTCTCCATATGGTATTGAATTTATTAAACATTATGCTGAAAATTTAGAAGAAGAAGGAGAAACATTAATATTTTTAAATAAATTATCATTAAAATATAATAAATCTTATATCATAGCAGGATCTATTCCAGAGTATAAAAATTACAAATATTACAATACATGTACTGTTTGGTTTAATGGTAATATAATAGCTATATATAGAAAAATATATTTATTTGATTTTGTAAATAATGAAAAAAGCAAAGTTTTTAAAGAATCAGTTATTTTAAGTTCTGGTAATAAACCAGTTTTTTTTAAAACTCCTTGGGGAAATATTGGGTTAGGGATATGTTTTGATTTAAGATTTAATGAATTATCTAATTTTTATAAAAAAAATGATTGTAATATATTAATATATCCAGGTAATTTTACAAAATGGACTGGTGATTTACATTGGAAATTATTATTAAGAGCAAGAGCAATAGATAATCAATGTTTTGTAGTAGGCTGTGCTACTGCTGAAAATATACAAATGAAATATAAATCATATGGTCATTCAATAATAGTAAATCCACTTGGAGAAATTAATCTAGAATTTGATTCAAATAAAGCTTCTGAAATATTTGATATAAATTTAGATCAAATACAATTTATTAAAAAATGTATACCACTAAATAATATAATAACTTTATAGCCCTTGCAGTTCTTCTAATACAGTCACATCTATAATTTTTATCTATTAATAATATATGTTTTATACAACAACAGGTGAATTTAAAATAAAAGAACATTTTGATACAACAGGTGAATTTAAAATAAAAGAACATTTTGATACCGAATTTATAAAAACTAAATCAACAGATAATAATAGTCTAGATATTTGGCATTATGATGTAAATGGACATTTAAAATCAGGTGTAATTTCCGATAAAGATGGTAGTTATCAAATATGGACAGGATATTGTTATGATAATGGATGTCCCAAAATATATGGAAAAAATAAACCTAACCTAAAAATTGATAAAGATGGTACAACATTTGTCAATAAATTATGTGTAGGAAGTGAATGTATGACATCAAACAAATTAATATTAATTAATTTAGTTGTTGAAATGATGGTTAAACAACTAAATAAAAATCCTGAATTAGATAATAAAAATATAGATGATTTAACAGAAGCAGAATTATCTGATTTAGTAGAGGTAATGAAAAAAAATAATAATAAATAA